TGTTTAAGGCGTTGTTAAGACCTGCTGCGCCACCACTATACATATCTGTGATAAATGGACGTGCGTCATTGTATGGACGCATCTGCATATCTGTTGCGTATTTGTTTGCACCCGCTTGTTTCTTGGCGGCACTATTTCCAAAGTATCCCCCAATAAGGGAACCGCCGATTGTTGCTGCTGCTATCCATGCCATTGAATCTTCTCCAGTTCTTTGTAGAACATCTTCATGTCCGGCTCTTCCATACCTAAGGCGGTGTAGGTCTCTGATATGACCTCATCCTCGATATCCTCGAGAGCTTCTTCTTGTGTGTGTTTCGTTAGATGTATTGTAGTTAGGATAGAATCCTCTAAGGCATGAAACGCCCTCTTGGCACCTAAAGGCGACAGAAACGTGTGAGGGGCTTCCATGATCTCTTTGCCAAACTCAGACACCACCGCGACCTTCCCTTTTAAGAGAAATGCTAGGTGAGCATGTCTGTGTAACTTACCAACGATAGTTGCGCCTTTCGGCATCGTTAGTTCCCTGGCGTATGTGCCGCACCCATATTCTTCTATGGTTGGAGCAAAATGGTGAACGACAGGACATTGGTCCATAGCATCAACAAAATCACCAGACGCTATGCCTTCAACGATACTAGCCTCTAAGGCTGATACCGCAGCTCTCATTTTAATGTCGGTCATTGACTTACACCAATACCCAGGTTGTTCCGTTGTAGACGTAAAGACCATCACCGCTGCCCGGGTTCCATGGACTGACTGCGTAGCGCACCATTCCTTTGATTGGGTTCTCTGGGGGGTCTTCGGTTACTTGGATCGCAGCTTGTGCCAGTGTACTAATAGCAATTTCGATGCGTTGAAGTTCATCTTGAAAGTAACGTCTAATACCCTCATCCAAAACCGGATATTGTGTTCTGGTGTATGGTCTGACGAGGACGTTGGTTTTATCACTGAGAGCCATTACTAACGCCTCCCAGTTGCTGTGACCTCTAGGTCGAAGTTGGATAATTCAAAGTCTTTGTTGTCAGTAAATGACACCTTGTAACTGAGATAACGCCCAGCTGCCCGACTGTCGATCTTATGATCTGTAGCTATGTCAAAAACAGCAGTAGATGTGTAGGTTGGGTTCGATCTTGGGATATCAGAGGCTCCAAACTGGAACGTCAGGGTCGTATTAGATGTGTTTAAGGTGTCTGCTTGTGGGTAAATTCTAGTGCAGACAACATATTGATTAGCACCTAAACCTGCTTCATCGAGGTCAACACCTGTTCTCTCTAGGAAAACCGGCTTGGTGGCCTCAGTATCTAACTGGAACGCTATTTGACCTTCGTCTGACAAATCCAAGCCATATAGCTTATCACTGGTAATACCATCGGCTGTCAGGGTTTCACCAACCATCAGGGAGTGCTTATCGTAACTGTCGCCCTGTTGATAATAGGTTCCACCTGTTAAGGCATATGTGGTGGTACTGGTTGCGTAGGTCGCAACGGAGTCAACATTTGCAATTGCCCCCGCGCTGACATTTGGTAAGTCCATGAATGACCAAGTGTCATTTCTGTAGTTATAGACAGCTGCCCGATTACAACGGTCAGAGTTAGGAAATGCGACATACTGATCGCCTGACTGGTAACAGAACATAACTTCGTTCAGGGTTGGGTTGTGGTGTACGAAGCAAACGTCTGATGCTTGGTTATTGAGGCTTCCGAAGATGAAATCTTTGACACGCTCATCGCAGATAGACTGCTTGGAAGTTCCATCGTGAACGTAGATGTCGAATGGTCCGAAGCAGTAATGCTTGCCCTCGATCTGGACTACGCAGTTCTGGCTCATGATACCAGCGTCTACGAATAGCTGACGGAAGTTGAAGATGAAGGTGCCACCTACATATTCCATCAACCAAACCTGATCATTCGAGTAGATGATGAAGTTGGAGCCTAAAGGCGCACCGTCTATGATTTCGGTTTTGATTTGGACTAGATCGTTAAAGCCAGCAGACTTGGTGGTGTCTGTTTCATCCCAGCTATCTGGGACATTGTTGGCTGTCGTGATATTCGACCACCTGACACGCACTGGATAAGAGGTAGAGCCTTCGCTCATATTTAAGCCAAGCAGAAAGTCACCAAAACTACGCAAAGAGTTACAACGCCAGTTACTTGTCCAGTTAGGTAGGTCAGCGAAGTTTACACCAGACGGCCCACGGTACACAGGAACGTGGTCTGGACGATTGACATAGGTGACGTTGGCTAGGCTTGTGCCTGTGAATGGGCGGGGGTCACTTGATCCTGTGATGGAACCAGAACGGTTAGTTATAGTGCCGTTTGAGTATTCACCGATGTACCAAGCGTCTGAGACAACAAGGGCAGAATCAAAGCTATTGTTAGGAACAATACCGTAAGCAAAGCGGGGGCTGTAACCGAGGTTGTCTTTGATGTTTCTGAAGATTGGAGACCGGCTTACCTTGCCTTCATCGAAGCGTACATTGATGCCAGTTGAGTAGGCATTGAGGGGTAGGTTGTAGGGTGCGACATCCGTGATGACACCTACGGAGCCTAAGTCCTTGATTGGGAGCATAGCCATTGTCTATTACTCCTATCTTACCAAACTGTGATTTCGACATAGCCTGTTTCACCCTGACGACCATATGATGACCCTGCGCCACCTGCGCCTAGTGTAAAGCTGATTGTCTGACCGCCTACGGATGAACTTTGGACGTACTTGGTTACTAGGTTCGCTGGGCCGCCACGGAAAGCTGCCGTGTCGTAGTTATTATTGTAAGCAGAACCACCAATAGAACCTTTGCCTCGCTGAACATCACCACCGCTGTCTCCGGTTAGGAAATCTTGGTAGCCTCCTGTACCGACAATACCAGCCGCACCACCTTTGGCGGTAATTGAGATACCCAATGTTCCGTTAGTTACTGTTGTGTTTGCACCAGCAGAGCCATTACCAGCGTTATTGCCTGAGAAAATCCAGTGTGAACCACCGCCACCACCGCCTGATGCTTTGATCAGGATGGCTTTGGCTCCCGCTGGTACGGTGTAGCTTGAGCCGCTTGTGAAGACACGGACATCTAGTGGGTAGCTGGTAGCGTTGTTAAGCTGGGTTTGGATGTTGCTTGTGACGCCATCCAAGTAACCTAGCTCAGCAGCCGTAACGGCACTAATAGACATCTTGCCACTACCGTCTGTAATCATAGCGCGGTTAGCAGTTAGGTTGGATGATGTTCCTGAAGATGCTGCACCAGTTATCGTGGCTTGCTTGGCGTTGAGTTGTGTTTGTATACCGCTCGATACCCCACCTAGGTAGCCAAGTTCTGTACTTGTGACTGAACTAGCGTAAATCTTACCGTCTGAGGCTGAATAGAGTGCGCGGTTGGCTGTAAGGTTGGACGACAGAATAGTTGTAGCCGCGCCTGTTATATTAGGCTGCTTGCTGTTTAGCTGTGTCTGTAGGTTGCTTGTGACACCATCGAGGTAGTCGTATTCAGTAGAAGTGACGCCTGTGGCTCTTAGGTCCTTGGCGTAGTTGAGGTCGGTAACTGTTCCTGTGAAACCATCGAGTTTGTTTAGTTCTGCGGTTGTTGAGGTCAGACCGTCTAACAAGTTTAACTCAGCCTGAGTTGATGTGATTGCGCCTGTGATGTTAGGAAAGGTGTTCTGGATGGTGCTTTTGATGAGGCGCATATGGTCGTCAGCTTGAGCCAAACCATCGGTTGCGACTGGGTACAGCGGGTTAAGCTGGTTTATCGTGGTGGCGGTTTCGAGGGCCATAACGTGAGTTCCTTTGGTTTTCTGGAGATAACCCCTACAATTGAAAGACGGACAACAACAACAACAACAAAACCTTTAGTCCTTGTTTTTGAAATTGATGTTATTCATATGCCCATGGGGGCCTGAAAGCCCTGGTATGGGACCCTAAACGCCTGGTTATCATGGTCATATCAGAGAGGCAGGCATGTAAGCTACTGATATCGTTGGATACCGGTGTAATCTGATAAGGTATCAGATGACAAAACGATGCATGGTCAGACGTCAGACATTAGGCATTAGTTGCCCTTCTGAAATTTAAGCGGATGGGGGTCGTTTCTTTAAAGAACAAATCGGGACGTG